CTACTTCCTGTCCTCTAAAAGTAAAGCCTTGACAATAGCTACCGCTGTTCATCAACACCATGTTACGATATTCTTTACGACATAATTCGCTAGCATGTATTTCGGTTACATATTGCCCTGCTTTACTGACCATTGCACAGCGTTCTGGTATTTCTAGGCCGCCATCTTCCACATAGATACCTGGACCAACAGTGACTAGTATTGTACTTTCAACTTCTTTGCGTAACTCTCTGGCAATTTCCAAACCACGCTTAATAGTTTGTACTGCGCCTGCTTCGCTGCGTCCTGTTCTAGCATCATCGCCATCTTTCTTAACATGAACAGTATATGCAACAGGCTCATCAAAGAAATCCTTTTTATATTCTTTATCCAGCATTTCAAACTGGGCGTCAAATATCACATTACCTGATACAGTTAAGTCGTCTCCTACTGTTAAGTAACTGTCTATTTCGGCATATCCAGACGCTTCTATGTCTTTTAACGTGCTTAATGCAGTAACTTCTAAGTCTTTTGTGAGTATACTGTTAGCTTCAAAATTGTCTACCACAAGGTTGGCGATATTTGCTTTATCAACAACTAACTCATTGAGTTCCATATAATCGCCATAATAGAATTCAATTAATGCTGAAGGCTCGCCGATAGTCTGTGTTTCAACACCGTTAACAGTTAGTGTGCCGTTAATCTCTGTTGAACCATTTAATATTGTAGTGCTGTTAACAGTTAAAGAACCTGTAGTAATTTGTCCTGTGTTAGTAATTGTAGACGATGTAATGTTTTTAGCATCGATGTCGTTTGCGGTAATGTCTTTGACTTCGAGGTCGCCAATCATTCGTGTGTTTAATCGAACAATAAGACCGTCCTCAATGAATGTATCGCCTGCTATGTATAATAAATTATTATTAGGATTAATTACGGTTGACATTAAGTTTCCTTCCCACGCACATATTTAAAACTATTTATCATAATCTGAAACTTTAATCAAAAAGAAGCCCCAGTTAAGGGGCTTCCAAACTACATGTTTAATTCCAATCTTACTGGAATCTAACGTTTGCTAGTGATACCGAATCCACGTAATCAGCAGCGTTACCTAGCGAGCTAGCTGTGTTAGTTAGTTCTTTATAACCATAACGTGTCATAAAGCTAACTACTGGCTCGAAAGTATTTGGATCCATTACTGGACCTGTGCTCATTAGTGGTACGTATGGGCAGTAGAACGCAGGAGCGTCTGTCTCTGAAGAACCCTTGTAACCAACTAGTACACGCGAACTTGCAGGCGAAGTTAAGCCTGACTCAGCTGCGTAGTTGTCTACAAATACCTTGATAGTTCCGTTTAAAGTACCTGCTAACTTAGTGTTAGTTGGAGCTTCAAAAGAACCTTCAGTAGTACGTGCAAATGTAGAAGTGCTTGCACTCTGTAGGATTGTCAATGCTTCTGGTGAAACTACGATGTAGTTACCAGCACCACGACGTGTACGAGCAGCAATTCTGTTTGCAGCGCGGTTGATCTCAATCGCTAGAGCAGCGTGACGGTCACCAACGTATACTGAAGTACCAGATAGGTTAGCGAAGTCAACAGTTGTGCCAGCGCCAGCTAGATTGCGTAGAGAACCGATAATTTCTTGGTCGATTTCAACAACGATTTCTTGTGCTAGTGCTTGCATGATTTCTGCTTCAACATCAATACCGTGCATAGCTTCTGCATCTTGTGCAGCTTCGAAAGTCCAGCGAGCGCTTAGACGTCTTGTCTTAGCTTCTACTGTTTCTTTCAAAATCTGGATGCTCATCTTACGACCAACTGTTCCTTCAGCAGCAGCAGTTGCATCTGGGCTACCAGAATATGCTGTTGCTAGAGCAAATGGGCTTAGAGCTTCTTGTCCAGCTGTTACGCCGTCAGCAGTTTCTGCATAACGTACACGTAGTGTGTGAATTTGACCAACAGGGCCAGTCATAGGCTGTACACCCACTAGCTCGTTAGCGATTACAGACGGCATTACACGTCTGATTAGAGGTAACATTACCTTGTTTAGTGTTGCAATTGATCCAGCACCGGTTGCACCAGTGGTTGCGGCCTCTGACAGTTGCTTTTTAGCATTCTCGAGTACAACATCCATAGTTTGCTTACGCTGACCGGTTAGGCCTTCCATAAGTGCGCCTTTGGTTGCTGACCAGTTGCTTTCAAATAAATTTGCCATTTCTTACTCCTATTATTATGAAAGTCCGGCTAGTTTACGGAGCGAATTTAGTTCTACGACATCTTCTCCGTTGTCAACGGCCTCTGCCTTTGCAGGTGCCTGCTTATTACCAGTGTGTTCTCTTGTCACTGATTCTGTGATTGTCTTCTTTGCACGTGGCTTTTCGCCATCGAGCACACTTGGAAGATACTTGTTAAAAGCAGCTTCTAGTTTCTCAGTCTTTACAGACTCTAGCAAATCAGACATGATGTCTCTTTTTGTTTTGCCTAATGGTGCCATAACCTCTGCAAGTTTCTCCTTACGGTTCATCTTGTCTTGAGCGACACGTAGTTTGCTTTCTGTTAGCTTACGAGCTTGCACTGATTTTTCAGCGATTCTCTTGGCTTCTGCAACTACTTTTTTCATTTCAGCAAGTTGTTTCTGGGCTTGCTTAATTTCCTTAGTTTCGTTCAGGTATGATGTGTTATACTCTGTAGCGAATGCTTCGAAAATACGGCGCCCAAAGTCATTTTCGCGAGCTGCTGTGATGTCATTACGGAATGACTTAACTTCTTCGCTGATGACATTGTTGATTGTTTGTTCAACTTTGCCCGCAGCCTTAGAAATAAAGTCACGCTTTGCTTCTGCAAGCTGACGCTTGCCTTCTGCAACCATTTTGACTTTTTGCTCTACTAGTGCTTTTTTGTCTTCGTGGAACTCAGCAAGTTCACTAGCTAGTGATTCTGTTACAAATTCATCTAACTTGTTAACGTGCTCTGATACACGACTACGGTCTGCACGTAGCTCCTTGACTTCCTTTGCAACCATTTCAGTTACAAACTTATCAAGCATTTTTGCATGTTCACTGACAGCTTTGCGATACTTAACTCTTTCTTCCGCAAGAGCAGCTTTGTCTTCTGCTAGTTCGGTCATTTCTGCTTCTACACGCTCTGAAATAAAAGTATCCATTGCTTCTACAATAAGACCTTTATCATGCTCATAACGCTGTGCAAACTCCTCACGAAGTTCAGCAGTTAATTCTTCTCTAGCTTCAGACAGTTTTGACTCCCACGCTTCTTGAAGTGTGCTGCGAGCTTCTTCTGATAGCCCAGCACCTTCAAGTAGTTCGTTAAATGTCACTGCCATAGTAGTTCTCCTACTGTTACTATTAAAGTTTAAGTTCATTAATGAACTTTTTCATTTCTTTAAGCAAATGTTTTTCAACATCGTTGCTTTTGTTGTGTGTCATATCAGTGGCGATTCGGTGTATTGCCTCACCGCCACGCATATTAAACAAGCTCTCATAGATTGTTTTTGGATATGCATCAGGTGCACTGGGCTGGGCCACAATGTCAACAGTTACGATATCGAAATCTGAAACCTTACCGGATTCATTAACGTTACCACTTCCACGACTACTAACGCCCAGTTTTGCTCCAGCTTTTAGTAGGCTGCGAGCAATATTACCCATTGGTGTGTCTATGATCTTAAGTTTACCCATACCATTTGCACCATCACAATGCATGTCTGTGATGATGTGTGCTACTCGGTCTAGGTTAATTTGTAACTCTTCTGGATGATCTAACTCTCCCAAAACAGTTTCGCCTTTGCTTAATCTACCTCTGATACTTTCTACAGCACGTTCAATCTCATGCTTAGGATAAACCCTTCCATTTTGATTTTCTACATCGCCTTGAATAAAAAGCCCTGACATTATCAAGTCTTTGCCACCGTCGGCGTTTTCGCTTTCTACAAGACGCAAACCTGCGTAGTCTGCGCTCATATATTCGTATAGTTTACGTGCCATTTCAGTTATCTCCTACAAATTACTGATAATTACCATCTG